ACCTATACTAATCTCATACAAAATATTGATCGTGAAATGTATGAAGTAGAAGTTATCGAACCTTCACAGTTTTACAGAATACCCTTCCCTTTCTATAAAGAAATACAACTATCATTTTGTACTAGGTCGCAAATGAAAAATATTTTAAAAGGGTTGGATCCGGTATATCGATATCATATTGCTACTGAAGGCCCATTGGGCATAGCGGCAAAGTGTGTACTAGAAGATATGAAGGTAGATTACACTACCGCATATCATACAAAATTCCCCGATTACTTAAAAAAGATGTTCTTTTTTCCTAGACGTTTAACTCAACGATATATTGATTGGTTTCATAAAAAGTCACGATTTGTTTTTGTACCTTCGCAGTCTGTGGCAGAAGAAAATCCAAATTGGAATACAAAGATTCTTAGTAAGGGATACGATAAAGTATTTTATCCAGCCATTAATAAGGGATACGATAAAGTATTTTATCCAGCCATTAAAAAATCTAATGAAACTAAAACGTTGCTTTATGTGGGCAGAGTAAGCAGAGAAAAAAACATTGAAGATTTTTGTAATATTTATATCCCAAACACACATAAAGTGGTAGTTGGTAACGGACCTGCAATAAAACGATTGAAAAAACTTTATCCAAATATAGAGTTTGTAGGTTATAAATTTGGAAAAGATTTAGCAGAGTATTATCAAGATGCAGATGTGTTTGTTTTCCCAAGTAAAACGGATACTTTTGGTATAGTTATATTAGAAGCTATGGCGTGCGGGACTCCAGTAGCAGCTTACCCGGTTACTGGTCCTAAAGATCAGATCATCAACGGCGTAAATGGATATACTAATTATAGTTTATCAAATGCAGTACTAAAATGTTTTGCATTAGAGCGACATCTAGTATATAATACAGTTAAAGATGTTTCTTGGAAACTAACCACAAACAAATTTATACAGGCTATTGAGGAATAAAAATGACGCATATTAACGCTGGCAGGCAAGCATATCTACAAGAACTTAGTAATAATATACACGCAAAAAATAAACCAAATATTTTACCTGTCGCATTATCACATACTGGATATAACTTTGGAGACTTGAGGGATCTTGGTTGGGCAGAATATCACACCCAAGAAGTTTCTACATCTACAGAAAATATATGGTGGACTTACACCGGACCCAATTCAATTATGTGCAATGGAGAAGAGTTGAATACCGGAGACAGTACTGATCCAGTAGAACAAGATGATGATTCTGATGAGGATATAAAGTAATTATGAAAGTAAAATTAATATCGTATTCTAAACCTGTAGTTGAGGGCATTGATACTCCAACTGATTTAGTAGCATTTTGTGCCAGAGTGTCTAATCCTAACAATCAATTTAATAATGACACCGCAGAAAAGTTAATCAAGTATTTGATTGATAATCAACATTGGTCCCCGTTAGAAATGTGTCACGCCACATTAGAAATTGAAACTACCCGAGATATCGCTAGACAGATTTTACGCCATCGTAGCTTTAGTTTTCAAGAATTCTCTCAGCGTTATGCCGATCCAACTAAGGAATTACAGTTTGTGACTAGGGGCGCAAGATTGCAAGATCCAAAGAATCGTCAAAATAGTATTACTGTAAATGACCAAACTTTGCAAGATCATTGGGATATGAAACAAAAAGCTATTATTGCGGCCGCCAAAGAAACTTATCAGTGGGCCATAAATAATGGTATTGCCAAAGAACAAGCAAGAACCGTATTACCTGAAGGCCTTACCCTATCACGCTTGTATATGGCCGGTTCTCTTAGGTCTTGGATTCATTATATTCAGTTGCGTAGTTCAAACGGTACACAATTAGAACATATGCATATTGCCAAAGAATGTGCTAAAGTTATAGCCGAGATATTCCCACTTTCTGAATCTTTTGCAATAAATCGGTAATTTTTAATAATTATCTTTTTTACAGCCTGCAGAATCATAAATATAGTACAATCCATAGAGTTACATCTGTGGATTGTTCATAAAGGAGAAAATGTAATGAAGAAATTGTTAATCGTATTGGCCTGCACTTTGTTGAGCAGCGCCGCTTTAGCTGATGGTGTATCTTTAGAAGCCCGATTCGGAGATGTTTCACACAGCTTGGCACAGGGTAAAGTAGATTCTACAGAATATGATCTTGCCGTATCACATGATTTGGTAGGTGGATTAACTGCCGGAGTCGAACTACAAGATCGTCAAGCACAGGGCACTGTAACAGGTATCGCTGCTGCTAATCTTGGTCTTGGCTTTTCGGTTATTGGCTTAAGTGTTAAGCCATACGGAGAAGTTGGACGTGAAAGCGTAGAATCTGCAGCCACTAATTTTTGGGGCGCAGGCGTAAATGCTTCTTATCCAATTGTTGGTCCTCTTTCAGTTGAGGCAGGATATCGTCATCGCGCAGCCTTTAACGATACTACTCTTATGAAGGAAGATCGCGTAAGCGGCGGACTTGCATTGGCCCTTACTAAGAAAGATGCGCTTGCTTTAAGCTATCAGCACTACACAGGTACATTGGTCCAAGACGTAGTAGGAGTCTCTTTGAGACATTCTTTCTGATTTGATATATTAGCAAATAACCTTCTTAGTAAGTTTAAGAAGGCGTGATTAATAGAGCCGACAAAACGTAATCTTGTCCCCGCATAGGGTAAGCGGGTTTTCTTTTCAATATCAAACAATCAATAATATTAAGGAAAGTTGGCAGAGTGGTCTAATGCGTTCGCCTTGAAAGCGAAAGAGTGTAACAGCTCCGAGGGTTCGAATCCTTCACTTTCCGCCAATGTAATATAAGTTAAATCTTTATTTTTAAATGCTCATATAAATAAGTGCATATCATGCCTAATAAAATTTTATTTATCCTAAAAAGAAAAGAGGATTACGATCATCACAAACATAGCTCCAAAGGATTGAGTACAGGGCTATACAATTCAGCTAGTTTCGTAAACGATATGCTTAATGATTTAAGTATAGATTCATCATTGGAAATAGCAATTGATAATAATTGCATAGACCGACTAGTAACTAAACACAAGCCAACTCATGTTATTATCGAAGCACTTTGGGTAGTACCTAGCAAATTTGAAGTACTAACTAGATTACATCCTAACGTAAAATGGATTATACGCTTGCACAGTGAAATGCCATTTATGGCAATGGAGGGTATGGCGTTAGATTGGTTAGGGGATTATATCACTTATCCACAAATAGATATTTCTTGTAATGCACCAAGAATGTTAGAAGATGTTAGAACATTTTTGAAAGTTAAAACAGATACGTCTATTAAAAAAATACAAAAACGTGTTTTCTATCTACCTAATTATTATCCACAAGATTATAAAAAGAAGATCCTAACTAAGCACAAGCAACACATAGATATTGCTTGTTTTGGAGCTATTCGACCATTGAAGAATCAAATGCTTCAGGCTATCGCTGCTCTTAAATTTGCCGGTAAGATAGGTAAAAAATTGCACTTTCATATTAATGGAGATAGAATTGAAGGATTTGCAAGTCCGGTGTTGTCTAATCTTAAGGGAATGTTCCAGCAGTTAGTAGATCAAGATCACCAGTTAATACTGCACAATTGGGTTGTTAGAGAAGAATTTCTTAAGATTTGTGCTGATATGGATATTGGTATGCAATGTAATTTTTCAGAAACTTTTAATATAGTAAGTGCAGATTTAATTAGCCAGGGTGTCCCTATTATAGGATCTAGTGAAATTCCTTGGAGTACATTTTTATTCAATGCCGATCCTACAAGTGCAGATAGTATGTGTGATGCATTAGAAAGAACATATGCGTATTATAAAATTAACGTATGTAGAAACCAGTATAATTTAACTAAATATACAAACAAGACTGCGGATATTTGGCTAACATATTTTATAGGACAACAACATGGCAAGTTTTAAAGTTAGAGTTTATATTTGGGAAAATGGAAATTTAAGCGTAGCAGACTACTTTTTTCATACCCAAACTGAAGCAATGACATTCATAGATACTACTACGGGTGACGCTTTTAAGATTTTTGACTCTTTTGGGCACGTAATCCATGAACGAAAAAAACATCACCACCATCATCACCACCACCATCATCACCATTATAGTTGATATCTTAGTAGCTACTTGATATACTACTGATCTGTTTAGCAATTCTTTAAATATTTTTGTTTTTGGACCCGTCGTCTAACGGTTAGGACATCGCCCCTTCACGGCGATAATACGGATTCGAATTCCGTCGGGTTCACCAATTAATTGGGTTCGTAACTTAAAAGTAAAGTAACTGGCTTTTTAACCAGTAAAAGAAGGAGCATTACCTTCCGAGCCTACCAAATACGGCCTCGTAGCTCAGTCTGGATAGAGCAGTGGATTTCTACTCCACTTGTCGCAGGTTCGAATCCTGCCGAGGTCGCCAATTTAAAAAATCAGTACTGTTGTCAATAAGTAAATACTTCATAAGACGATTTATTGACAGTATAATGCGGGCGTAGCTCAGTTGGTAAAACGAAACTTTGCATAAATAGAATAAAGGAGAAAAACTTTGTTCTATTATGTATACAAGATAACAAATAAAATTAATAACAAATTTTATATAGGAATGCATCAGACCACTAATATTAATGATGGATATATGGGTTCAGGGAAAAGATTGCACTCAGCATATAAAAAATATGGTATTGAAAATTTTGAGAAAGAAATTCTATATATCTTTGATAATGAAAAAGATATGAGAGATAAAGAAAAAGAACTAGTAGTTATTTCAGAAATGAGTTATAATTTGTGCGATGGTGGTAAAGGTGGGTTCGGGTATATTAACAGAACAGGTCTGAATTTGAGGACAGGTGCAATTCTTTCAGATGAATCAAAAAAGAAAATATCTGATAGTAGAAAAGCCGCAGTAACTGAAGAAGCACGTAAAAAACAATCTGAACTAATGAAAGGTAATAAATTAGGAACTAATGCTAAAGGAAAATCTAAAGTTAGAACTCCTGAACATAATGAAAAAATTAGAAAAGCCATTAAAGAATGGCATGCTAGTCGTAAGCAGGATTAATTCAGTGGTAGAATGTTTCGTTGCCAACGAAAATGTCATCGGTTCGAGCCCGATATCCTGCTCCAATTCTAGTATAAATACTAGATGCGATTTAATGAATTCAATAATGCTTCTTTATTTGAAATAGGTGCAAAGCCCGAACCTTACGAACCTCATCCAAGAAGAAAACGTACTACTTTTTATGCTATGGTAGATGGACATAAAGTAGAAGTTAGTTTTATTAACGGAATGGTAGGTGATTTGCAAATAATTTATGCAGTTGATGATTACTATAACCGACCATCAGATATACCTAAAATTCCTTTAAGTACTAGTATAAGAATACTTAGCACAGTGCGCGACATTATAAAACGTGAGCTACCTAAATCTGTAAAAGCCAAACATCTATCCCCAAATACAGTCAGCTTTACAGGAGAAGGAGACTCAAGACATAAGTTTTATGCACATCATGTGGTACCTTTGATTTCTGAAATTTTACCAAATTGGTATTTTATGACTAAACCAGCGGTGATTATACCAGGAAAAAGTGTATACAGATGGGACAAAATTCAACTTTATCCCCCTGAATATTACACCCCTCTGTAAGTTATTGATTTTATTAGGATTAAAAAAGTTGACTTTTGGGTCAATCCTGCTATAATAGATAGTATGAAAACTCGCAAACGTCGGTCGGATCGCAATCACGTTATCTATCAAATCGTGAATCAACGCACCGGTGCCAAATATATTGGTCTGACCGCCTTAGCATTTGCCGGTTCGGTTGAGCGCACGATCAAGCGCCGTTTTCAAAAGCATGTACAACGTGCTATGACTGAGACCAAAGACTGGGGCCTCTGTCGTGCTATTCGCAAGTATGGTCAGGAAAAGTTCACGATCTCTATGCTACAGGTTGTCAGGGGCAAGGCAGAAGCGCATCAGCGTGAGACAGCACTTATTAAACAGATTAACCCCAAACTTAACACCTTTAAGTAAATACCCAAAATGCATGATATAGTGATAAAAGAGTGTTAATATAATATCTATGAATAACAATTCTTGGACCGCAGAAGTAAAGGAAGACCCTAAAACGGGTGAGTATCTCTTAGAATTTCCTCCCGAAATACTTGTAGAAGTAGATTGGAAGGAAGGGGATACCCTTGATTGGAAAGACAACAAAGACGGAAGTTTCACTCTTACCAAAGTAGAAGAAAAGCAGTGGGTACTTGTTGAAGCGATCAGTACATTCCGCACTCGATATATGGTCGAAGTGCCAGTTGGCATCGACGATTACGGAAATGATAAAACTACTTGGGCGCTTGATACGGTGACTATAGAAAATGCTAAGGAATTTAGTCAGCTACATCTTGGCGAGCAGATTGTTAGTCACCGTGTAATAACTAAAGAAGAAGGGTTAACTCTTTGTGATCAGGATAATGATTACTTTGCTAATCATTCGGAAAAGAATAAGATTGACACGTTTTTTACTAAATGGGAAGAGCATAAGTAATTACCTGGTATGAGCAAGAAACCTTCTAAGATTAAGAGTCAGCAGCCTAAGGCGTTTCGCCCGCTGTTTTATGGCGACACCCCTCAACAGCATAAGACGGCTGTACCCAAGACCGACTACAGGCGTAAACCAAAAAATAATCGTTGGGAAGATTGGTCCGATGAATGAAGCCGATAACACTTTTAGAGTACTAAAAGAGCAAACACTCTTGGTTACCAGTCGGTGGTGCAAATTTGGAATCCATCGATGGCAAAAGTGGTCTGAGCCTAAAAAAAATACTATGCATTTCTCCTATTGCCAACAGAGGTATTGCGACAGTTGCGGACATTTTGAACAAAAGAAAGTCCCTGATGTTTACTAGGTAATGTAAGTGATTGATTTTATTAGGTTTGTAAGTCATTGATTTTGTTGGAATTATAGTTTGCAAAAAAGGTTGCATCCCGCCCATAATGATGTATAATAGTTACATAGAGTTAAGAAACGGAGAGAGATATGAAGTTCCCAGATTATGATTTTGATATTGCGATTCATCATTACGCTGACCATCTGGTCGCAAACTATAACAAGACTGGTTATATGCCGAACAGTTATGCCATCGAATTCAAGCGTGGCAGCAAGTTCCTTAAGGTGATCAGCGCACACAAGGATGGTCATCGTTCGGTTCATTCTTTTATCTGTGTTAAGGCAGATGACAAGTTTAAGTTTGGTGACATACTTAAGGCTGCTGGTTGGGCACAACCAGCAAAGAACTTTGCCCGTGGTAGCGTCCTCGAAACAGAATCTTACACTCATCTCTCATGGGCAGGAATTTAATATGAACGATATGTTACGTAGCATACTAGCAAACAAGATTGTGGAGCTATTACTAACAGCAGATGCACTCACCCTAGATCAGATTGCCGAAGGCTTGGTTGCCAAAAGCCCCACAAAGGCAGATATTCTAGAGTACGCACTCGGTATTGCCCAGCGTGAACTTTTGATGGCTCATGGCTTCAGCGAAAAGATCAATCAATAATGAACAAAATTAAACTTAAGTTTTATTCGGATCCCGGTCATGGCTGGGTTGCAGTAAAACGCAAGATTGTATATGATATGGACCTTGCTGGTAAGATCAGCCCGTATTCATATCAGCGAGGTAAGACTGTTTACCTTGAGGAAGATTGTGACGCTAGCCTTTTGGTTGAGGCTCTGCGCGAGCGCGGCATTGAAATTGCCGTTGAGGAAAGCACAACTGACAGGACTAGTCCTATTCGCAGTTATGAGAGGTTTGGAGTATAATATGGACACAATTACTGTGCAAGAAAATTGGCGTGAGCGGCATGAAGATTTGCAGAAAACTATACGGAAGTTTATTCTGAATAATCAGGATTACGATTTCCCAACTGAGTTGATTAAGATGGTTTTGAGTAAAGAAGATTTGGGAGTCTGATATGCCTGTCTTAACCGATGACGATATCAAGGACATTTATAACTGTGTCACTATCGTAGTTACTACCCGTGCGCGTGACAACGAGATATCATCAATGTTTAATGACGATTTTACAGATCCGGTCATTGATAGGTTAAAGGCATTGATAGTCAAACTTGAAAAGAAGTTAGATCAAATCTAAGGATGAGTATTTTTCCTAGCTAGGACCCGCTAGGACCGGATATTTCTTAGTACTAGAGTACTAGTAAGTATAAATTTAGCACCTGGCCTAGCGGGTCCTATTAGGTCTACTGGATCATAGTAAAATCAACAACTTAGTTTCCAATAAAATCAATGGCTTATAAGTGATTGAGTTCCATGGAATTTTAGTTGTAAAAAAGGCAATAAAAAGGTTGAGTCTATCCCAAAACTCTGTATAATAGTTATATAGAGTCGAGAAACGGGAGATAAGTGTCGTGAACAAGTAAGGGCCTAATTAAAGGGAAGTGGCTCCCCCCGCTACGTAGAAAAAACTTGACATTTGGGCAAGTTAGTGTATAATAGATTTATAGAGTTTGAGAAGGAATTAGAAAATGGCTTACATGAACCAAGAAAAGAAAGCAAAGATTGCCCCCAAGGTTAAGGCTATTCTTAAGAAGTATGGCATCAAGGGTACGCTTTCAGTTCGTAACCATTCTACTTTGTGCTTGAATCTGAAGTCGGGCAAGATCGACTTCATCGCTAACAGCAACCGCGTTTGCGGCGATGACTACTACCAAGTGGCTCAAGGCTTTCGCCCGAATACTGGCAAGTACTGTCAGGTGAACCCGTATCATTTCAAGAGTCACTACGACGGTAAGGCTCTTGCGTTTCTTACCGAAATTATTACGGTGATGAATGATGGCAACCACGATAACAGTGATATCCAAACCGACTACTTTGATGTGGGCTGGTACGTAGATGTCAACATCGGTAAGTGGAACAAGCCTTACGAGGTTGCGTAAGAATTTTGTTAACAAAATTGGTTGACTTTATTAGCCACTTTTGTTATCATAATAGTGTACTTTTGATTAGAGTACATTTGTTTGATGATTGTTTATTTTAACTTGTAGAAGGATTTTAAAATGGCTTATTTTCAGTATTA